AATATACGACCTGGCCACTTCAATAATCATAGGCAGATTATCCGTTATGGAGTTTACCAGCGCCATAATGATATCAACAGCGACCTCCATAATCTTGGGGAGGTTTTCAAGGACCATATCCGCAATTCCGCCGATTGCATTGCCGATTACATCGGATATCTTGCCGAAGTCGCCACCGGCTTCATTGAGTCCGCGCGTGAAATCGCCGAGCAGGGACACACCGTCGTCTGCAAGTGTCTGCAATTGGGGTAGAAGAATTGTGCCCATCGCATTTTTCGCTGCGCCGGCGCCTGCTTTCAGACGCTGGACACTGTCGTCGAATTTTCCCAGCGCATTAAGAGAATCATCGGACATAACAGCGCCCATTCGTTTTGCTTCTTCCGTTAAAGCTGCAATACCCTCGCTGCCTTGGGCGATGAGTGGATTCAGTTCCTGCGCGCTCTTGCCGAAAATCTGCATAGCGAGGGCGTCGCGTTCGGTTTCGTTTGAGATTTTACCAAGCGCATCGATGGTTTCCCAATATACAGTCTCGCTGTCACGGAGCTGACCATTACCATCTGCTACAGATACACCAAGCTTTTCATAAGCGTCGGCAAATTTTGCCGAGCCGTCCCTTGCGTTAGCCATCGACTTGACCTGCTTGGACATCGAGCCGGTTAAGGTCTCCATTGAGACGTCGACCAGTTCGGCGGCGTATTTGTATGCCTGCAGGCTTTCGGTTGACATTCCCGTAACCGTGGACATCGTGAGAATTTCGTCGGCGTAGGCAGCGGCGCCGACCGTCATATCGGTCAGGGATTTTGCTGCTCCGATGGCGGCTGCTCCCACCGCGACAAAAGCGGTGCCCATTGCGGCACCTATACCTTTAAGAACACCGCCCAGTTTTTGAAACCGCCCGCCAGCATCATCGGCTTTATAACCCGCGTCCTTCAGTTCATCGCCGAACTGGTCTGCTTGTTTTTCAGCATCGTCAAACTCGTCTGCCACACCGTCAAGTGCCTTTTCATTCGACTTGAGCTCGCGTTCCATGCCGTTGAGTTCTGCCTGCGCGTTGTTCAGTTGAACAGCCCACTGCTGTGTGCGGCGGTCATTCTCACCGAAGGAATCGGAAGCATTTTCAAGCGCCTTGCGGAGGGTTTCGACTTTCTCTTTCTGCGCATCGATCTGCTTTGTCAGAACCTCGTTCTTGGCGGTGAGGGACTGGACGCTGTTTTCATTTTTACCGAATTCGGACTCGACCAGCTTCATTTCCGAGCCGAGTACCTTGAACGACTGGTTGATGTCAGAAAGGGCTTTCTTGAACTCCTTTTCACCCTCGACGCCGATTTTCAAGCCAAAATTATCTGCCATATCTCACCACCTCCTTAGACACCGCTTGGTATGATTTCATCGATGTAATGTTCACGCTTCGGTTTTGCCAGTCCGTTAAACTGCTTATATATCTCCCACTGGTCGAGCAGGTGGCCCAGCGGCATAAGCCAGACCTCCAGTTCGGACCGGTGCAGCAGAGTTACGCCGTAAAAAATCAGCCGGGCAAACAACTCCTCGTCACTTACCCGACCGACACGTTTTTTGAGGACTCGTCCTCGCTTTCTATATTGCGTTTTGTTCCCTTGAACATCGCTTCCATAATACAGTTCTTGTAATCGGAGAGTTCGAGCGGCGAAGTGAGCAGTTCGACCGCATCCTCTGTGAGAATATCCCTTTTCTTGGCGGGATTCTGCAGGTTGTGTACCAGTACCGACTGGTTGGCGAGCAGCGTAATGAGCCACACGACCTCGTCGAGCGCCATCTCGAAGTTCTCTGACTTCATGAGCTTTTCGCCCAGATTAGAAAGGCCGCCGTATCTCTTGGCGATCTCTTTTGTCGCTTTGGTGGTAAGGATCAGTTCGTAATCCTGCCCACCGATAGCGATTTTTGCGCTTCTTTCATCAGTCATTATTCGCCACCTCCGACAGGAACCGCGAACGTAGGCTCGTAAACCTGCGTGTACCAGCCTGTGATAACAGATGCCGGAACGCTCGTGTCGTCCTCGTTGACCTCGGATTTCCACGGATGCTTGCCATTGCCGTCCAGTTTGTTGCGGCGGTAGACCGTACCCTCGATGGTCGGCGTGGAAAAGGTGATGCTGTCGCCTTTGGTCTGCAGGTTGGTCGCAGGAATACCGAATACGACGCGGTAAAGCCAGAAGTAGCGATATTTCCCGTTGGATTTCTTTGCACGGAACCCGATAGCAACGGGAGCGCCGCCGTCCTCTCCGCCGGATACCACAACGTGGTTATCGTCAATCTTTGCCCCGGTCAGATCTTCGGCGGCAGTTGTGCCAATGTCGTCGACACCGAGAGACAGTTTTCCGGATTTAAATTCCTTTACAACCTCGGCTGGACCGTCATCTGCGTAAAGGGTCGCTTCCACCAGTTCGACCGAAAGATCCGCTTTCATCGCTTTAGCAAGCTGGATGGGTGTGCTGTAAGTTTCGGTTCCGTCCGTGCCTTCCGTTATCTTTGCATAATAGAGCTTATCAAGCCCGATAGTAGCCATTTGCTATTCCTCCAGTTCGTAATATTTCGCCACATCAATGGCGTAATGGTGATAGCCGGTATCATCCTCGTGTCCTACATACCGGCGGTCGGTTATAACAAAATCAGCCTGGAGAAGCATCCTCACAAGCTGATTCTTTCTTTGTAAATAGTTGTTTTTACTGAACAGCGAAATCCTGACCTCGTTTATATCCGCAAGCGGTTTATTATCACCGAAAACAGTAAAAGTGTCGGTTAAGGGAGTCAGTGCCAAGTATTCATCGGGAGGCACTCCGCTGAAGACACCTGTTTCGACAGGGATATTTGCGGTTTCAGAAAGTGCATTCAATTCTGACAATATACTCATAGCTTATCAATCTCGCTTTCCAGCTTGTCTGTCATAGCCTCGATACAAGCGTCTTTTGATTTGTTCTTGGCGGGTTTCAGAAAAGGCTTCGGGGTTTGACCATGCTTGCCGTATTCGAGGATGTTAGCAATTTTAGCGTTACTGCCGCCATCCGAACGCGGCTCTTTGAAGCCTATCTTCACGTTGAAATTACCATCTCTGTCCTGTTTGGCTGGAGAAACGCCAAGCGCTGATTCAAGTTCGCCAGTGGAACGGCTTTCAATCTTCGTGTTTTTACCGATCACGGAAGCCAGGTTGCTTTTTACCTTGTCGTATACGACTTCGGCACCGGCTTCAAGAACCTTCGGTACGATTTCGTCGGTTTTTTCAGCCAGCCTTGACACCTTGAGGAGGAAGTCATCCGGCATTTTGAAATCGACCTTAGCCATCTGAACTCACCGCCAATACTTCAAGATACATTCCACGGCTCTTTACATTTTCAACCGAGAATATGTTGTACCGTTTGCCTCCACAGGCAATAACATGGCGGTTGTTTAGTTCGAAGTCCGGTATGGCGCGTAAGCGGAACAAGGCGTTAACATCACTGCTCTGAGACATATTACGCCACTTTTCTGTGGAGTTCTTTTGCTCAAAATATGCTCTGACCGAAGCAAGAACTGTGTCCCCGTGATTTATAAAACCGTCGGCGTCCTTGACCGGTTCTACTGATATGATGTCGATGAAGGAGTTCATCTTACCCAAACTCATGCTCACACCTTCCAATCACGGTCAAGTCGCAAAAGCAGATTGACCGTGTTCCATACTTGCTGTCCGGCCTGCACGTTGTCGGCAAAAAAGCCGCCTGTGCTGCCGTCCCTGGATTCATAGAAATGGGACGACAGCATAATGACGGCTTGCTCTGTGGTAGGCGGCATCTGATGGTCGGTGTAGTAATTTTCCGCGAGATGCTGATAGCTCTCAGCGTAGGACACAGAGGCGGATACGTATAACTGCAACAGTTCATCGTCCGCCGTGTGTTCCAGGATGAGATTTGCTTTTACTTTTTCAAGCAGCGTCATACCGCCACCGTCCTTTCTTTATTCTTCTTCCGGTTCAGTGATTACCACAGTGAAGGTTGCTTCGGGATAGCCGGAAGCCCAGAGCTTGAAGACCTTCGGAGTATTTATGATTTCATCGCATTTTAGCCACATGACGATATCTCCGGCTGAACCACCGACAGCGGCAGCTTCAGCAGCATCAGCGGCTGTAAGTTGAGAGCCGTTGTACTTAACCGCAGTAATATCTGCAAGTCCTGTGGTAATGAGCATTCCGACCCACTTGTGCGTACCCTGCGCCGGATTAGAACTTGGAAAAGCAATCAGCTCCGATACTGAAGCAGCAATGGTAATAACACCGTCCTCAATGGTGATCGCCGTAACCTTACTTTGGTTGGCGATTATATCCTCGCCACTGGGTGTGGGGATTTTAGAAACCGATACATTCCATGCGTCCGGGGTCATAAGCCCTGCATCTTTCAGCTTGAGCAGCAGAGCGTTGAAATCGTCCTTGACTCCGGCTACGGTAGCAGCTGTGCTGGTTGCTTGGTTATTTGCAGAAGGAAGCCCCGTCACCGAGGCTCCCTCCTTGATTTCAAGCATACCGCCAATGACGGTTTTCTCGCCGCCCTGTTCGGTGTAGTTCTTCGCGTTATATTCGCTCATATCGTTACCTCCTTAGGCGTGCTGCTTCAAGAGCTTGATGCCTTCAGGCAGTACTGTCTTAGCGTCAACACGCTGGAAAGCGTAGAAGCCAGTCTGAAGGTTGGCGATGTGGAGCTCGTCTGCACGGCGAACAGTTCTGCCGGTACGGTCCGCAATCCAGTAGTTCTGGAAATCGCCGAAAGCGACTGTGTAGGCACCTGCCGCGATGGTCGGAGCATACTGAGAAACATATACAGGGAAACCGAGCAGACGGTCAGGCTGACCGGCCTGCAGAGAAGGCTGCCACATATATGCACCGTTACCGTCCTTGAGCTTGCGGACGCTTGCGAGGGTGCCACTGCCAAGCACAAACGCAGCACTTTTCTTATAGCCGTCCTTAAGTGCATAGGTCAGGTCGATAAGCTCGTCCGCCTTAATGTCTCCGGCAGTAGCGGTAGTCACGCCGAGGTCTCCGCCACTTGCAGTGAAGATGCCGGTGGGCTGACCGTTGCCAGTACCAACACAGAAAGCCTGTTCCTCTTTAGCTGCAAAAGCGCGAGCAAAGTTGTCAATGAGGTAGGCTTCGAGGTCGAACATGGAATCCTGAAGCAGTTCTTCTGAAACCAGTGCCGCCGCACGAAGGGTGAACGCATCGAGCGAGAGCTGATTAAAGGTGGGAGTGCTCGGTGTAAACACGCCGGACTCAGCTACCCAATCGGCAGAAACATCAGTAAGCGCCACATTAATTCTGTGCGGCGCGGCAGTTGTGATGACCTTTGCCAGAGAACGAATGACATTCTCGCGGGCAAGCGCCTTTACGAGAGTACTGTCGAATTCCACAGGAACGAGATAACCACCGGTGGAAGAAGTGCCTTCCTCCATGACATTGTGGACAGGGCGCTTGCCGCGAATGAGATTATAGAAATCCTCACGGTATTCGGCGGTCGCTCTGGGAATGAGAGGCTTGCCGTTCT